GGTGTTGGATATATCCGTACAAGAGTATCTTACGAAGAAAAGGATAAGTTTGTGAACGTTATTGTGGTTTGTACAGGGGAGAGGCCCGTTATTGTTAAACAACACGCGAAGGATCTACCGACTCTTCAGGGAGATAATAAAACACATATCGTACAGATTACTGTAGATAATGCTGGTAAACAAAAGAGGGATCGACACATCGCTAGTGTTAAAGAAGAGCTTAAACCAAAGTACGGAGATAATCCGAAGTTTAATGAGATTGTTATGGCTCAATTCAATGTAAACCGTTTGACATTCAAGACAAATGCCATTCGCACTGACCTCGAAAAAGAAGAGAAGAGACTTGATGAATTCAAACAGGAGCTTAAGTCTCTTTTGCCAAATGAAGAACAATAAGCATATCCAATATTTTTTATATTGAATAATGTATAGTTATATATCAAGCATGGCCGATTTTACAATTACTAAACAAATTGAACTGCGGGTTAACTTGGGTGGCTCCCAACTCGATATACCGAAAAAACAGCTAGTTGAATATAAACTCGAAGAAATGAAAGGGACGTGTATCTTTGGTGTGTATTGTGTTAAAATTACACCTATCGATGTTGGGTATGTTAAATTCTTTGGAGTTGATCAAGAACCTTATATTGATGTGAGATGCGAATTAACCGGAAAAGTATACAGCAACAATACCATTATAGCAGTAAAAGTGGAATCTATACAAAACACCCAAAAGGGATTCACAATCAAGGTTTCTAATGACTATTGTGATGGATTGTTATATAAGAATATTAAATCTCTACAAATGAACGACACTATACCTGTTATAGTTAGAAATTCATTATGCAAAGGAAATAAAATAAAGGTACATTTAGATTTGCCATATAGATGGACCTTACCTGCTATGGGAGTCCGGGGAGCAAATGTAGAAGTCGATGATAAATTGTTTACTCAATACGATGAATTGATATCTAACACTATTAAAACAGCTGATAAAAAAACTGTTGATTATGTTAATAAACTTCTAGGGGTTAAGACACCCAAATTTAACGTAGATATTTCTGGTGAATCTATTCAAGAATTGGGCTTCTTATCCGGATTAGGGCCTGTTGTTGGCGATAAAAAATTCTCCAGAATCATCGGTAGAGAAGAAGCCTATCAAGTTGCTATAAACCTTTATAAAATGCAAACAGAGAGCTATTGTAGTTTAATAAAGTTGGATATTAAATCCATTGACAATGTATGGCAAACAAAATCACTAACTCAGAGAAAAAGTTAATAATAAACTCAATATGTGGATTACCCAAAGATAAACAGCTTAGCATAGGATATATTATTTATATGCATAATGCTGATTTAATAACAGAAGTATCCTCAGGTGTCTATGTAGACATGGATAAATTAGATGATGATGTGCTATTAAGTATACTTAATATTGTCCGTATTTATAAATAGTAGTGTATAGATGACATCAAGAATATTTATAGTTGGTGGTGGTTTCGAAGACGACAACAATATAGATAATATGCTTAGCGAAATTCTTAGTGAATCAGATAACGAAAGTGAAGACGACGGAAATGACATTTTTGTTAGTGATTCGGAATCAGAATCAGAGTCAATAAAAGATAACATTTTTGTTAGTGATTCGGAATCAGAGTCAGAGTCAATAAAAGATAACATTTTTGTTGAAGGCGGTGGAGATAACGACAATCCTAAAGTAAAATTAGTATCAAATAATATATTTGATGATACACCGTCTAATGAGGAATATATTAGTATGAGTGAATTGTTATCCAAATGTTAATTAGATCTATGTTTTTTTATGAGGTATATCGAAAAGTCAGATACAATTGTAAATAGAGGTGGATCGATCAGCCACCTTCGTGAATTTGACGCGAAACATAGGTTTTATGTAACTAAATTTACATGCAGAACTCCATTTAAAATATATTGTGGTAAGTTACTCTATACTTCTGTTAAACAAGACGATGTTCACATCGCAGAAACTACTAAAAAAACATGTTACAGCAAACAGCTAGACTTAGGCCAAGGTAAACGTAACTATTTTGTTCCTCGTGGGAACAACGATATTATTATAAAATATCTCTCCGACTCTCATGATATAGACAAGGTTGTTCGTGTATTTTATATAGTTGATTCTAAAACACAACACAAAGCACAAAAAGCACCACCAAAACAAAAGGTTGATATTAACGAAGTATTCTCTGTTGATTTAAAAGAAGCCTCGGATCTATTAACGGCTATAAAAAAGAGCGTTAAGTTAGATAGATTTATGGAACTTGATCCTGTTGCTAAATACGATATTTACAGAACGAATTATCCTCTATTTGCTACTAAACATCCTATTGTGCTTAGATATCTCGTGCAAGCATCAACAGCATCCCGCATTAACTTTAATATGACTGCGTTTAGGAAATACTTACAAAGACGCACAGAAGGGGCTAACAACAGTGACTGTAATATTTATTATGTCACCTCTTTGTTTATCGCTTTGAACCCGCGTTACAAGATGAACCAGTTGAGGGAAGTTCGGGCTGGAATAACTAAGATTTTAGAAGAAGAAGATAAATTAGTTAAGGAAGCTAAAGAAGAGGGAACAAAACAAGAGAAACGTCTAATGGATAATATAGATAATGACTACCGTCATGAACTTATGGATTATGTACGTGAAAACGGAGTTCCTGAAGATGATAATGAGGATGATGGTTCATCTCTATCGGCAGAATCCATGGAATTTGATTTTGAAGCGCGAGATGAACTTATGACATCATAATTCCCAGTACATGTAGAAGTACTTAATATTGCTATTTTTTTGTCGCTCTTCTGCTTCTAATTCGGTTAATCTAATTCGCAAAGTATTACATAGTTCAGCAGAAGAAAGTTCATTTTCTGCACCTTTTGATAATTTAACACCTAATTTTTTACAATATTCTATTATCTCTGCTTTAGGTCGTGTAGTACATATAGCACCACTTTTTCGTTTACGCGAATCTTCGACATCTTCTTGAGGAGGTCTTATTTTAAATCGTAAGCGAAGTCCTGTTTGTGATTTTTCGTAAAATCCTATTAGCACATCATTATCCTTCCATACCTTACCGGGAGCTACTTCACTTTGTACAAATTCTCCGCTTAAAAATAAGTGTGATTGTTTAATGAATATCCCAACAGGTATTTCGGATTCCATTGATTTAAGTGATTTTGGATCAGCTAGGATAGTTTCCCAGTGCTTTATGTAGTCTTCTTTTGAATATTTTTTTGATGATTTTTCCTTATACTCTGGGAATGGAAAGCTTGATTGTTTTTCTTTAGAAAGATTTTTGTAAAATATGATAATATCAAAGATAGCATATATACAAAATACCCTGATTAAAAACGAATCCATATCGGATTTTTGTTTTGATAGCAGTGTATTGTAGATTTCTTTTACGCATTTTTTTGCTAGTTCCATGTGGAATTCTGTATTAAACTCGCAAAGAATACCATATAATTCTGTAATGGTAGAATTTTTATATGATTTTTTAAGTGCTTCTAGATTAACATTAAATTTAGTATCTGCGTTACTTTTGTTTACGTATTCTCTGATATTTAATCTGTATCTAGATGGTTGTGAAGTGCGATACATACTTTCTGGGAAATAAGATACAGCTGGTCCATCTCCTTCTTCTTCGAACGGCAGAGCAATAAAGTATTTGTTGCATTGAGTGATAATATATTTGTTACCATGAATAGTTAGAATCTTATCTACTTGAGAAAACATAGATGTTATATAGTTGCCCATAGTTATCTTTGGTAAAACTATTTTATAATTTGGTAATCTTTGCCAATATAATTTGTAAAGAGCAACAATAACGCTGTCTCTTGAGAATAGCTTAGTATTATATTCTACACTAAAAGGCGGATCTTTTATAGCGATAACAAGATCATCTATTGTCCAAACAAGACTAACTGTGTACAATCGTTTTATTAAATAAACACACTGTTGAACTTCCCATTGCATATATATTTGATCGTATAATTCTCCATTAATGGGTTGACGATATTTATGCTGCGGTTCAAACTTATGTACACCTATTTCGTCTTTATCAACAAAAGAATACTCAATCATCTTCATATTAAGATCAGCATCTACTGCTATTTTGTTCAATATACCTTCGATAATTTGGATATGTTTATATTCGTCGCATATAGCTTTATACGCTATCACTTCGGGAGATGGTTTATTTTCGGATTTATAAGTGGTTATAAACACGTAATAATCGATAGTTCGATCTTCTTGTGGTAATAATTCATGTGACATAAAACGCTTACCTCGGCCGTAGATCTGTCTCATAGTATTTATATTTTCAGGACGATGCATAATAAATAGATTCCTAATAGCTTTTATATCATAAGATTCTTTGATTACTTCGGCTCCGATAAGAATATTAAATTTAGTTCCACGACTGTTTTCAGGAGCATTAAACTTTTCTATACTTCGTTCACGAACAGATGTGTCTATATCAGAATGTATAATTACAAATCTAGCGGGTGTGAATTCTGTTTTTATATTTTGTTTTGTGTGTTCAAGATAAGTTAATCCGGTAATAACGTCTCTAGTTGTGTCTGTAAAATCACTAAATTCATCAATAAATCCATTTTGTTTAAGAATCTCAGCTATAAGCGTAACACCGCTGATTCGTACATACTTATGATAGATAAGAGTCTTTCCCTTTTGAAACACATTAATAAGAGTTTTCAGCATCGTAGCATATTTGTTACTGTATTTTGGTAAGTTTTTTGCGTATAACATAGGACCCGTGAGTTTTATGTTATCTCCATCTCGGATGACCCTAACTTCGTTGGAAGACGTTAGACGTCTAACATCATAAGAAGAATAAACATATTTAGTTTCATTCTTGATATCAGGAAAGATAATGTCATTCGCATAATAAGAATCACTTCCCGATACGTTTTCTAAGACTGCGGCTTGTTCGGGACTTGCAGGGCATTTAATAAACTTCAATATATCGATATCTTTGATATATTCCCCTTTTGTTTCACTTTTAGGATAAAACTTAGGATCTGAATCTTCAACAAACAGAATCTTTCCTTGTAAAACTGTAGCGATATCCTTATTGGTATAATGTTCAGGTAGCTTTTCACCAAGTAGGTTTGTGATATCTTTGATTTCACTAGCTCTGTGATTTATAGGAGTAGCTGAGAGAAAGACAACTTTAACATCGTCACCAAGGTAGTCCAATAGTAACTGCAGAGCAACACCCCAATTATTCTTCTCAATTGAATTATACACGTTATGGATTTCGTCACATATTATTAGACTACCACGGAACTTCTCCATAAGGGTTTTATTTAGCTTTATTTCACCGCTATTAACCAAAGCACGGATCTGCTTTTCATTTAATTCGTTAATATCTTCATGATAAGTTATTAATCTATTCATAAACTCTCTGTAGCCAAAAAACGAGAACTCTTTAATACGACGACGAAGTGCTGATCTGGCTTCTGCATAAGCAGTGTCATCCCCTCCTCTGTCTGCGTCATATTTAAGCCGTCTTAGATTTTCTATTTCATCCGCGTTTGCGTATCCGAATTCAGGATATTTAAGTAGTTCGCGTTGGAATATCCTTTTTGTGAATCCTAAGATAAGTGTTTGTTTGTTTCTCTGTATAAAGTTCATAGCTATGTAAAGACTAGTAGCTGTTTTTCCGGCGCCAGTTCCGTATTTTAGAAGGACTCGAGTAGTTGGTGTTAATGGACTCATAAAATGTTTAGCGAACAGTTGGTAACTATTTGGAGTAAACACATATTTACGGATATTTGATGATATATCTTGTTGTTGCTCATCTTCCTCCACATGATTAGCTAAAGCTATATGGTACTCTTTTTTATTAAGTATGCTATCTACGTATGACATATATAATACATACAATTATAATGAATATTAATAATAATGTGCCTATGGTAAAGAGTTATGGAATTGCTCTGATAAGAAATCAGAATAGTGAATCTCAGGTTCTTCTCTGTCGCAGAAGAAACACATATGAGTTCTGTGAATTCGTACGTGGTAAATTAGGTGACGAAAACAAGAAACGTGGGTTATTTAATAAAATGACGCATGACGAGAAGTCAATTATTATGTCTTTTAATTTTGATCTAGTGTGGTTTAAATTTAGCTCATCGACATCCCGCAATGCTACTTATAAAAAACACAAGCGTATATTTTTAGGACACAATAGACGTGATATAGAATCGCTAATAAAAAACTCAACTAGCGGAGAACTGTTATGGGAAATACCTAAGGGGCGCGCTAATAGGGGAGAATCCCCTCTTGATACGTCTATTAGAGAGCTGCGTGAAGAGCTAAGTATATCTTACGATGAATATAATATTATGTTTAATATAAACCCAAAACACAATCTTGTTTCGGAGTTTGGTGTTAACTATTATGGTGAGTATTATATAGCTGAATATAAATCAAACAGAAAGTTATATTTTGGTGATCATCAAATAAGTGAAGTATGTGGATCTAAATGGTGGTCTATTAGGGAGTTGGAGTTTATGGAAAACGATAATATAAAAAAATTAGCTATTGATATTATAAAGTGTTATGAGGAAGCTAAAGCTGAGAAGAATGATTTATGGCAGTAATCAACATCCAAAGTGAATACGAATGTAAGTCTTCTGCTTCACTCATTGGGATTTCACTGTAATCCAGTTCGATAGATCCGTATTTTGGTTGTTTAAATACGTTATAATTAAATCTATTATCGGGGTGCCTGAATACGCGATTAACATCTTCCTTCATCTTTAGTTTGTCTCCCAATCTTTTATTGATATAATAAGAGTGAGGTGATACCTTTTGTTTTCCACTAACTAAGGGGTTGTAAAGAGAAAACTTGCGATTAGTAACTTTATCACTGGGATCATACATTTTACATACCTGAGGGATAGTGAGATAAACATTAGGTCCCATAGTGAATGTAAATTTATCAATATGACTACGTCTATCAATGCAAATCATTCCAACAGGGAGTTTCTCTAGTTCTGCGTTTGTTGTAACAACAGGAAACAGATGACCTAGGAAATCCACTGCACGGTACGTAGCTGTTACTTCAAAAACACCTTCTTGAACCTCAGTAGAATTGTATTCAAAATTTTCTTTAACAGCTTTCATATCAGCCCAATCTCCATCTTTATTAACCACTTGTGCGAAGGTTTTGACTTTTTTATTGATTTGTTTATCATGTTTTTCTCTCACTTCTGTAAGTTTATCAAGCACTGTTTTAGTATTTAATATAGCGCTATCTACTTTTGCTAATAGTTCGACAGAAGGTGTTTCTGTTTTCAACAGTTCATCCAACAACTCCTGTAGTACGGACATCTTTTTTATTATACTGTGTTTATTAGGAGTTAATTAAATGCATAGTATTGTAAATGAAGTCGTCTGTTGAAATATGCGAGCAACTAAAAATTACTCCACCATATCCATCAACATATATAGGAAAGACTATATTTCTTCGTAACTTTATCGATGCTCATAGTGACCTTCCTGAACAGGGATCGGAAGAGTGGCTTAAAGTTAGAACAAAAACAATAGGAGGTAGCGAAATATCAACTGTATTTGGTTGTGGTATGGGATCTCTTAAACAAATGGCTATGGATAAAGCAGGTATCAGCACTTTTAATGGCAATTTTAACACAAGGTGGGGTACGATGTTTGAGCCGGTAGTACAAATGTATTTAGAGCGGTTATTTTCATGCAATATAGACGAAACTGGTTCACTACCAGGTTGCGTAGCAGGAACTAGTTACAGCCCTGATGGATTTGCTGTTATAAAAAGTGAACACATAAAACTAGCTATTAAATCAGGTTTAATCGAAGATCACCAAATACCCGAAGATCCATTAGTGTTATTTGAGATTAAATCACCTGCTGTTAGACATAATAGTAGTAGACAAATACCAGATTATTATCTTAATCAACCGCGGAGTGGACTTATGCACTTTCCATTTTTAGATATAGCGTATTACGTAGAAGTGGTATTTAGAATAACAACTAAGAGCAACATAGATAGTTATAATTCAGGTGAGCGACCGTTAGTATATAATGAAGATATACATCGACGTGGTCATAAATATACCGAAATGATGGAATATGGCTATATTGTCTATACAGAAGATTATAACGAACCTAAAGATTATTATGATATGAACGCACTACTCCAAGATCCAAATGTTAGATATGGGTTAGGAGAATACGACGCACATCCAGGAGATGGACTTGTGGTTTGGTTTGCCGTTTGTGATATTTTAATCAAACCTCTGTATCGTGATCCAGAAGTATTTAATGAGATTAATCTACATCTCATTTCTAGATTTTTGGATAATATGGATAAGATAATGGTTGAACATGATAGAGAGAAAAAAATAAAAGAAATCTGGGGATGAATAACTAGTATTATACATCGTATATAAATACTAATTATTTATACACGGGGTAATCTTCCATAACATTGGCATGAGCTGATGAGAAAAGTACATTCTCTCCAGGATCTGTTTTTATAATATTATCTTGTTGTTCCGTATAATTATATGTCACATTATAACGCTTATCAGGATTATCGTCGTAAAAAGGAGATTGATATTCCGGAGTTAGTGGTGGTATAACCATGTCTACTGGGTTCATAAATGATACTTTTGGGGTTGTATATGTATGTGCAAAATAACATATCAATAATAATGCTACGAAACCTATAACAGCAGCAAATAGTGTGTTTCTGTTTATTTTATCTTTACCTTTACTTTTGCCGAATAATGCATTTTGCGCTCGTTCATTCGCATCGGATTCTGGGTCCATAGCTATATAATTATGGGTTTATAAATGTGAATAATTATAATTTATTGGTAATCAGCATGACCATCAGAACCAATAGACATAGCAAGAGATTCGTCGCTAAGGCCAACAGCCGATGGTGTTGCTCCACCTGCCGTACCGAATTCGCCAGCAGCCCGGCGGTTCCAAAGAGCACGCTCACCAGGTCCCATGTATCCAGAAGGCATCATAGGGGGTGGTGGAGGCCCACCAGGATGCATAGAATCTTGGTGGCGTCCCCAAGTACCGCTTTGGTGTGCTGAGGCCATATCGTGAAGTGAACTAGAGCACCCACATCCGGCACCTGTATGATCCATCTGAGAGTGTTTAGCTAATTGACTACCATAAGGGTCTCCTCCCCAACGCTGTTGCATGGGTCCGTCGCCTGATGCATATCCCATTGGGGAATAGTAAGACGAATAAGAATCTTTTTGAACGAGGCACCATCCTGCAGTTACCAAAAGTACTAATACAAGCACTGCCATAAAGACAGCTACCTTTTTTTGTCCGGGTGTTAGTTTCCTTAACTCTTCCATAACTATGATATAGTAGCGACAAAAAAATACAAAAAGTAAATTGAAAATAAGTTGTATTGAAATATATATCGCCGATGTATAAGATCTATGAAGTGTTGTTTAAGTTTTGTGAGGCACGTGGCTATGAAACCAAAACTAAAATGAGTAAAGAAGACTTTACTAAATCAATGATGGAACGAAGTGTGTTAATACCAGCAAAAAAAGACAACAAAGAAATTTCTATAATCTTACTGAGTGATAAACATGGAGCTATGTCAAGGCAAGACGATATGAAAAAAATACTTCGTAATCCAGGTGAGAAAATAATAATAGCAGGGATGCAACCTAAGTCTAACATTGTTCAGGTGATATCCAGGCATCCTGATCTTATTTACGTATATTCAAGAAAGGCATTCTTAACGGACATAAGAAATAACGTTAATGTACCCAAACATTCAATAGCCGACGAATCTGAGTTACCTAAAGAATTTTATAACAAAGATGAATTGCCTAATATTATGCTTGATGACCCTCAAGTAGTTTGGTTAGGTGCTGAAGTAGGGGATCTAATAAGAATTGATGATATCGATAAGAACACAGGTATCGAAATACATTATCGTGTTGTGCGAAAGTGATTATGTTTAATATAAACATAATCGCTGTTGATTAATTTTTTTTATCATATATATATTATGGAGGCTGAAGAACAACAATCAGGGCCCAGTGGCAGAACTAAAACTATTGTAGCTATTGTTGTTTTAGTAGTTGTAGTGATGTTACTGATGTTATATCTTGGTAAGTTTAAAGGGTCTTTTAGAAATCCCAAATCTATCAAAGATAGCAATGAAGAAGATAAGGCGTTATATCCTATGGTTAAAAGACTGTTGGATAAACAGGAGGAATTACTCCGTGATTCTATATAATAAAATGAAACATATATAGTGCAATGAAGCTTAGTGAAGAACAACAGTTAGCGGTAGACACTGCACGTAATTATAATGTCGCTATATCTGCTTGTGCTGGTGCTGGAAAAACAACAACGTGTTTAAATATGGTTGAAGGTCAAACGTTGCTTATGACTTATAATAGATCTCTAATGTTAGAAACAAAAGAAAAAGCACGATCAAAAAATATAAATCTAGACATCTACACATATCATTCATTTGCAAGTAGATGTTTTGGTAAATTAATTAAAGACGATACTTCGATGGAAACAGCTCTTAAGAATGACATAGAAGTGTTTTCATGCAAATTATATGATAGAGTTATAATAGATGAAATTCAAGATGTGAATGAAGTGTATTACCTTTTGATTAAATGTATATTAGCGCATTTGGATGAGCCTCGTATTATTATTCTTGGCGATGAACATCAAAATATCTATAGATCAACGGGTAGCGATCCTAATTATCTTATTTTAGCTGAACACCTTTATCCAGGAGTTTGGAAACATGTTAGGTTATCACGTAGTTTTAGGGTTCCCAAACCAGTTGCTGATTTTATTAATGAAAGTTGTTTAGGTGGGGAGAAACGTATAATAAGTGACAAACCTGGCCCTAAACCTAGGATTATTATTGGGAGTGTGTATTCATGCAGAGAGATGAATCCTAAATATGTAAACGTATCGGGAGCAGACACGACCAAGGGATTTAGTACATCATGTTTTGGTTGCGATGATTGTAAGGGTAGCTTAGAGGGGTGTTTCAATAATCATGAACTAGTTCGTGAAATAAAATATTATCTACAGCTCGGTTATAAGGCGAATGATATCTTTATTTTAGCTCCTTTCGTAGGAAACACCAGATCCCCATTTACTAACTTAGGTAACTATATGAGCCGCAGAAACAATGATTTGCCCCCTGTATATTTATGTAATGATGAATCTCAATACAATGACGAAGTTGCGAAAAATAAGGTAGCTCTATGTACTTTTCATAAATCAAAGGGGCGAGAGAGACCTGTCGTTATTATCTTAGGATTTGACTCTGCTATGTTACATGGTGATATGCAAAGCCCCAGTCCAAATTACTTATATGTAGCTCTAACCCGAACACAAAAACACCTAACTCTATTCCAGAGCTATAGAACACAACCCTTACCATTCGTTAAAATAGGTACTTACGCCAACGTGTTAATGTACAGGCCTCAAAAGATAAGTGGCGTTGTGTTTAAAAACACCGATAAGAGCGTTACACAATTCGTCAAATTTCGCAACAGAAATGTAATAAAGGAAGTATTATCTCTATATGATATTATACAGATTCAAGAAGAAGGTAGTAGGATTTATCCTAGTTCTACTTGTAAACAACAATACGGTGCTATAGATATAGTGGAAGATGTAAGCCGCATTAATGGATTAGCGTTGGACTTATATATCGCTCAAATACGCGGATTTTCCATATTAGATTATGATTTTTCAGGAGAGCTAAATCTACCTGAATATTTACGTATGGTTAATAAACATAAATGTTCATCGGGAGACTTTATTAGTTATAATCAGATAACCAAATATAATTGGATGACACGTGTTATGTTTGATAAACTTGTTAAACGATGTGATAAAAATATAGATATTGGTGCTTGTTTTCACAGACCAGAGCGACGTATGACATCACCTAACGGATTTATGATAATAGGTGAGTGCGATGCCAAGATGCATGACAGTGTTCTTGAGCTTAAATGTGTATCATCACTAAATGACTCACATTATTTACAAACGATCGTTTATATGTGGATGTTTAAAAAACATTTAGGTTATCTTTATAACGCGGTGGATAACTCTAAATATAAGATAGTTGCAAAATCAGAAACGTCTAATTCAAATGCTATTGTACTGTTATATAACAGTCATGTGCAAGATGAAGTAGAGTTATCAGATGAAGAGTTCATCAATCGCGTTAAATCCTTATAAATTTGAATAATAAAAGCCAGCCATGAGCAACCCACAGTTCTTTTACAATCCACAAACTAAGACACTTTACTCTATGGTTAGTTTGCTTAATACTCATGGCGAAGCGCAATTCCTAACGTTAGGAGAGCACAGTAGGGTTATTTCGGGTAACGTATTTAATTGTATACCCATTCCTGTATGTGATAGTGGTATGGATAATAAATATAGATGGTTGGTGGTTGAGCCACGCGGAGTAAGTTATGATAGGATTTCTAATGGTAGATTAATCGCTGTGGTAGCCGCCGGTAAACCAGTTACGCTTAAGTGGGTCGAAAGCTCGGGGGAAATAGATGAGAATTATATTAACGCAGGGGAGAGTAATGGCGCCGCGCGCGTACTTATTCAACATCGTAATGGCACATACAACATTATGCCTATGAATTACATAGACCTGTGTGCATTTGATCCGCCCTTGGGTGTTATGTTAGGTGGTATGACGTTGTGATTTTTTATATTTAACATTTATAATGGTATAATGAGGGTCAGTCAATTTGTTGGTGGTCTTTTAGTGATAGACGTAACTATCAAATTAATAGATTTTATACCGGGTGAGTATCAGTATTACACACTATATTTCTTGTTGTTGAGTACAATGGGATCAGCATTATTAGAGAGCCATACGACGCCAATTACCATTGAAACTGATAAAAAAGACAAAGCTACCGCGCCTACCCCCAATAATAGCCCCATTTTAGGAAATAATCCCGCACCACCACGACTGCCGAGGTTTAACTATGAACCAGATGTTGGTGACTCAATTTAAAATTGATTTTGCTTTTTATATAAAACAGCATGCGTGTGATTGACGTTAACAAAGACACTCCTCCTGTACAGGGACCTCTCCTTAAAAACGGGTGGTTAATTGTACTTGGCGCTACTGAAGAAGAAGCCATTGCGTTAAGAGCACCGCACAAACTTGCGATGAGGTTTGGGCCAGATGATATTATCTACGGGAATGATGCAGTGAAAGCAAAGTTTCCACGCGTAGATGATAACTTGCGTATTAAAATCGTTGGTACTATTATTGCTGATCTTAATGAAAATATTCTTCTTACGAGAGAGAAGAATGGGATTTACGGAGTTCAAACATCTTTGGTTAATGATCCTAATATAACCCCGTTACAGGTATCTGAATATGCCCAACATACTTTCATGAAGATTGGTAAACATGCTTATCCCGAACACCCAACAAAGTACGCAAACAGTATGACAAGTATGGCTCACTGGAATGGAATAATAGTATCTATGAATATGTTTATCTATGTTAGGTTGTTGCCTAGCGTGAGGCTCGCTATTGGTAACGACGCGAGATACATAGTTACCACTTTCAACGCGTTAAGTAGGTTCAATACCACTACTTACACACCTTACTGTGTTGCTCTTGCTCGTCTACATTTGGAGAATCAGGTGTTGTTCAACAAGCAAACGGAACGTCTTATCAAATATAAAATCTACCACAAAGACATATTGGAAAAGAGACGTGAGAGGCAGTCTCGCAGGTGATTTTTTTATTTATTGAATATACAGTATTGCATTCGCTATGTATCAGCAATTGAGCGAAATCGAGCATATTCTTAGCAGGAGTTCCATGTATGGTGCTCCAAATGTTCTTGATTCTCAAGAAGAGATCGTTATAGAAAACAACAAAATAGTTACTAAAACTATTATACGTAACGAGTTATTGCTAAAGATAATTGATGAAATCATTAGCAACTCGGTTGATGCACATTATCGTAATCCAGATGAATGTACGATGATAGATGTTAAGTTTAACAGTAATGGACGAGTGACTATTATTAATAACGGTCCTACCATTGCTAATGCTATTCATAAACAAACTGGTTTTCACAACATAGAGTTATGTTTTGCTAAACTACGCTCAGGAAGTAATTTTAACGAAGAACGTTCCGGACGAGGTCAAAATGGTTATGGATGTAAATTAACGAATATATTCAGTAAAAAAATGGTTATTAAATGCCGTGACGGTAAGGAACAAACCACTCTTGTTTGTTCGGATAATATGCAAACTGTTGGTGAAGTTACCTCAAAGGAATGTAAGAGCGAAGAACAACAAACTGTTGTTATGTTTACACCTGATTATGAGAGGCTTGGATATGCAAATCTAGGTGAAAAAGAGATAGAAGATATTTCCTATATGATTCGCCAAAGATGTATTCAAGTAGCTCTGTCCACGAGTTTATCTGTTTATTATAACGGTGAGCTTATCGATATGTCATTTGATGATCTAGTTGAAAACCCAGTTGTATTAAACATAGACGGGTTTTGCAAGTTGTATTTACAATCGAGTAATGAGCATCTTAGTTATACATTTGTTAACTCAGGACTTGTCCACGATGGAACTCATATTAATTGGATTGCTAACTCTGTTAGAGTTGAATATGGCGCGCAACTACAAAAACTTCTTGATATTAAAAACTGCAATCGCAATCATGTACGTAACTGTTTACGAATAGTTGGTTGGGTTAAAGTAGTGAACCCTGGTTATGAGGCTCAAAATAAGTTAGAGCTAAAGAAACCAGGAATTGCTGAGTTCCCAAAGATAGATAAGCAAATTCTTAGAAGAATCTATGAGCTTGTAGAAATATCTATTACTATTAAATCAGCACGTAACAAGCGGGTTAAAGTACGTAAATCTGTTAAGGTTAAGTGCGATGGATTAGTAGATGCTAAATACGCTGGAACTTCTCGTAGCGATCAATGTACGTTGTTTATTAGTGAAGGACTATCAGCTCAATCATTTGATCGTAAAGGTATTTCTAATAAAAAGGGTACCTATAGTGGTTATGATTATAATGGTTCTTATGCACTTGGTGGTAAAATCATGAATGTGAGAAAACAAACCAACGTTCGTGATGTTGGAGATAATCAGATTCTTGAAGAGTCAGAGAAACTCCAAGAGAGCATAAAAATTAATGATCTGTTAACAGTCATTGGTTTAACTAAAGGTTATGATTATGATCCCAATACAACACAAGGTAGCCAAGAGTTAGCTACATTACGTTATGGGAAAATAATTATTTCAGCCGATAGAGACACAGATGGCGAACATATTACTGCTATTGTCGTTAATATGATTGGGATGATGTTCCCTAAGTTGTTAGAAAACAACTATGTGTTTAGGTTAAACACTCCTGTGTTGAATGTGTTTCGCGGTAAACAAAGCATTGGATTTGATTCTGCTGCTGAGTATGAAAGGTGGTGGGAGGAGCGAAAAGCCGACGGGACACTCGGACAATACAGCAAACCTAAATATCATAAAGGATTAGGTTCGTGGAGTGATAAAGCTATCTTTGGTGTATTTACAAAGATAGAACAACATTTAGTTAGGTTTGATATTGGTGAAGAATGCCATTCTGAATTAGAAGTGTATTTCGGTAAGAAATCTAATAAGAGAAAAGAAAGACTGTTGTTGCCCGCTGTTGAGTATAAATATGCTCGAGCGTGTAATAGTAATATAGTTCAGGTTAAACAGTTTCTTAATCGGGAACTTAAACAATATTATCATGATTGTATTGCGCGTGGACTATCGCATGTTATCGACGGGTTACGTCCAACAGCGCGTATGTTATTGTGTGGAGGTAGAATCATGTTACGAAGAGGATTTAAGAAAGTAACTGAAGCTAGCCAAAGCATAGGTGGTAAGTATCATTATGTTCATGGTGATGCTAGTATTAATGCTGTAATGTGTGGCAGAGCAGCAGAATATCCAGGTAGCAACTTATTTCCACTTATGTTAGGTGAAGGTCAATTTGGTGATGTAGCACAAGGTTTCAGATCTTGCGCTAGCCCAAGGTACATATCCGTTATGTACAACGTTGAGTTCGGTGATAAAATGTTTCCACCTGTGGATGATGTTTTACTACCATATAGATGGGAAGAAGGTGAAATATGTGAACCTCTGTATTACGTTCCTGTGTTACCTATGGCTATTTTAGAATCATTTAGGAGTGTTGCCGCAGGATGGAATACTAGCGTATTGGCGAGAGATGTTAATGAAGTGGCTGATTTCGTACGTGCTTTAATTAAAGGGGAAGATCCGCAAGGAGAGTTGTCGTATTCGAAATATAATCACGGAGAAACAAACCCAGATCATATTTGCTCTCAATACCCTAGGGAACGAGATATTATGTTCGTGGGTAAAGCAACGTTTACACCAGCAGTTGGGAAAACTAAAGCGTGTATTACGGTTACTGCTCTTCCGCCAGGAATGTGGCACAACCCGTTTGCTAATAAATGTGAAGCTATGAAAAGTGTTTACCAAGTGGTTAACCATAGCAAAGATAGACATAGTTCTTGTGTTATTGATATAGAAATATATCTCTCTAACCTTGAGGGTGTTGACTCTGTTAATGTGACGGAAGAAGAGTTACGTTGCGGGATTAACAAGTATATCAAATATGTTGGTGCTTATAAACCCATTCGTAGTTCACCAAACTATTATACTGGGTGTATTAGGGATAGTGATGTTTGCACTTCCTATAATAGTTATGTGGATGTGTTGCGATTTTGGTACGCTGTTCGTAAAAACATGTATACATTGCGTGTGGAACGTAGGCGTAAGATTATTGTGTGGATGTTAATCTTATTAGAGAACAGCATGAAGTATATTAACGACCATGAAAAGTATCGTATTAATAAAAATAGTAAAGTCGCTGCTGTCGTAGGTTATTTAGAAAGTGATGGATTTCCTAAACTTAATAAAACACATATCAGAAACCCACATAATATCCCAACGAATGAATTGGATGATTATATGGTTGAAGGTGGATCGTATGATTATTTGTTGAAGATGACAGATCTAGATAAGCTACAAGAGGGATATGATAAATTAGCTAATCAACAAAGGGAATTGCGTTCTGAATTGGATATGTATAAGGATGCACAGGAATCTTTCGTTGGTGCTAATATTTGGCTGAAGGAAATAGATGAGGTTATGACTGTTATTGATAACGCAAGGAAACGCGGAGGATGGTATGTTGACGATAAAGATTATTGAGGATAAAAAATAACGATCACTATTTTTTATCTATTTTATCTCGTATATGAGCTGTTTAAGTGCCAATTCCATTTGTGCATCAGTAGTGTTGTGCCTAATGTATAATATATGCACATTAGCCGGATCAGTTGATGTATTAATATAAGTTACTTTTGGATATTTATATTTTATATACTCAACGAGTAGGTTAGTAACAGTCATAGTTTCTCCAATAAATTTAATGCTAGTTATAGCGCCAGATTTAGTACCATTTAGTGTGCCTGTTAAATTTGTTAAACGTGTTTTTAATGCATCTATCGCTAGTTGAGCACTGTTCTTAAAATGAGTGAGATATTCTATGTAATTTTTATCTAGTTTATAATCCATATTAAATCCAATACAATCCGGGTGGTCAGATACAAATTCCGAATAGATTTCGTACTTTATACTGTGACTGGGCAATAACTTAGCTATCACTGCATCCATATTAAGCTGTTTTGATAGATCTTTATTCCATTTGACATCTGCCAAAGTAACATCCATGATATCATCAGTTTCGTTTTTAATATCTAACAACCCCTTAACCCCATCTGCATTAACTACATGTAGAGAATCAAATATGTGATAAATCATATGCGACATATACAAAGATTCATTAGGGAACACCTTTACCTTTAATTTATACCTAGGTAGTTCGTTAATTATTATTCTTCTAATGGAATTAAGCAAGGATGGAATAGGTGGGGTTTTGACTTTTATCTTAAACAGCGGGATGGGAGAGTATAATTTTTTAAACTCATCTCCAGAGAATCTCTTTGGTAAGATAAATTCGTGTTGTTGTGTTGAAATCTCCATACTATATATTAAATTATTCAATTTATATGCGTGAACTAAACTTAAGATTATCTAATTATAAATCAGATGAATTAGTTGCATTGATTAAATTCCTAGATAGTAATTTGGACTCTTTGGTTAAAGCTGGGATTAAAATCAATATAACTATGGTTAAACATAAAAAGGGCGCTCCAGCCCAAGGTATGGGGGAATACAGCGGTCAAAAGTTACGTAATATTAAAGCAATTAGGATAGCCGTTAATGGATTGTTAAATAGAGGTACTCAGGTGGATGAACATAAATCAGCTATGCAATCGTTTCAGGCAGATGCATTAGCCGGTGGGGATGATGAGGAGTATCATGGAAGTTCCGGAGAAATGAACATTAAAAATAAGGTTAATCAACTTATGGCGAAAAGGAACGTTCAATTTGCTCCTAAAGCACACATCGCTCAAGAAGAGCCATCCAGTGGTCAATATGAACAAAGCGGTAAACATAGTTCGATGCCACCACCTAGTTCTAAATCGCGTGTTGACCCAGAAAGGATGTTTGGGTCAATCGGTAGTAAAAAACCTTCTACAGAAAAGGTAGGTGGATTAGATGGAGATATACTCTCTAGTTTAGCTGCTAGGCCTGACGGGAAAAACCCCGAAGATAGAGTTGGTGAAGATTATGACTTAATGAGTATGATGTTAAGCTCTCGTCAAGATACCGATGCATTGTTATCCTAATATAATGATAATATAAAATTAATCGTTATGAATATATGAATATACCCAATAAATATCTTGGTGAATGCAAGAACAACAGAGATATATGTGCTCCTGAATTAGTAGGTGGAACTAAGGGGCTTTCTAAACTTAAAAAAGAAACCAGTTGTAATGACGAACAATGCGTTGTTCTTAATAAATATGGAAAAGAAGAGATAAAAAAGTACTGGAAACCAGATGGACCTGTCGACAGCAGTTGGTTATCAAACTATGATATAGATGATGTACTAAGTTGGTGGGCTGACGATTATCCCGATTTTATACATATACCGTTCCAAACAATAGATTTCATGGAATATCCTAATGCGCTATCGGATTTTGATATGTCTGAACATGACGGAAAGTGCGCTGGTGTTGTTATAAATACCGATGTGCGATCAGGCCAGGGTATACATTGGTTTTGTTTATTTTTAGATATGAGATCCAAACCTCATCAAATAGAATATTTTAACAGCGAAGGAACTATGCCTCACAAAACGATAGGTGAATTCTGTCGCAAGCAACTTATATTTTGTAAATCAAAATCAAAGAATTGTGAAATAATTATTGCAAGTAGTATTAGACATCAATATAGCCATTCTGAATGTGGACCATATTCTCTCTATTACATTTACAGTAGGATTAACGGTGTTAAATCTGATGCTTTTGGGAGGGAACCTATATCTGATGAATATATGAAACGATTCAGGAAAGCTATCTTTAGAAAATCCTAATATAATCTTCGTTTATATTCAAGAACATCAAAAATATTGTTGCTATCACCAAAAAGAGTATCTATGCTACATTGGGTGGCGAGCTTAATATCTTTTTTTACTGCCATTCTCTTTTTTACCTCTCTTTGGAGTTGTCTATTTTTACCGGCTAACATACCAATAAACGAAAGGGTTACCTCATCTTGTAAGTAATCTGGTATACTATTGTTTGTAATAAACTGTTTAAGCGCATTGGTCATAATCTTGTTGAACCTGGACATAACAGTAGTTATAGATGTTGAGTTTGAAATATCGTTAAGAAGATCTCTTTTTATGTAAGAAATAGATGTGTATTCACGTGCTTGAATTTCAGGAGGTGTAATTATTATATCATCAAAAAACTTACTACCACGTATAGTAAACTCATTAGGTACCATGTAAGGATAACCAGCAATACCTCTAGTTGTTCGATATTCTTCTCCATCATAATAAATAGGGTTAAGAGCAAACCCGCTTATTTGAGCGGGTGATTCTCTACCCTTTTTAAATCTCATTAATTTAGGTGGCTCGTGTTTCCTCCTAACGATTGTTTCAGTATCTTTAATTGATTTTGGGGTGACCGATGTTACCCGCCCTTGAGGTGATTTATAAATAGCACTACCTAACTCATGTATGATTATTTTTCCGTCATTAATATCTTTGTAGGATATTGGTCTACCTATTATAAACTTTGACGATATTAATGAGTTATAATAAGTGTCAGCAATACCATTATACCCTACGCATCTAGACATAATTAACATACGCATTTTAATCCTATCTTCTACATAAAGTGGGAAAGAAAGGGCTAGTGTTGAACTAGGATATTTTTTATAAATACTGAATATGTCTATATCTCTATTATTTTCTTGCATCATAGATTTAGTTGCTTTTGCATAAAGTTCAGCCAGATGTGCATTGTATTCTGAAACTATTTTTTTACCCAGAATCATAGCAGCTTTAATATCATCATGGAGTTGTGATGAAGCTATATGGGAAATGGATAATTGTAATGACGCATTATTATCCATTAAAAACGCCTTTGAATATATTTCTAATATTTTATTAACATATCCTATCTGACATTCGATCTGATAACATGTTTTAAATAAGATGAGGGCTGTATAAATTTGTTCATCAAGTTTTATGCTGGCTAACTTAGATCTGTAATACATAACATTGCTGTCCGAGATATCTAATACACTTTGTATACGTAAAAGTAGATTATCTGTTTTTTTAATGAATTGATCCATCATATACTAAATGCAAATTTAGTATATAAAGATGGATAATTATGATATGCAATCTGGGTATATGGATAGATATATACCCCAAACACCAAATGTACAAAAGCCACAAGGCGTAGATCCAAATACACTTGTTATAATCGGGGTATGTGCTGTTATTATTATATTAGTAGTAGTTCTGGCTTTGTTTATGTATAATAAAAAGAAAAAGCCTCAAGTATCTGAAATGCCACCTACGCAACCTCTGTATTATCAAAAACAACCACCTCCCAATACTCATTCATCATCAAAACACGTGGTAGATTTACGACCACATGTAAATCGTTCTCCTATTCAAGAGGAAAATAATTCCGAAGTAGATTATCATGCGTTAGCTCAACAACTGCCGGAGCCAGCACATGATACACCACCTGTAGATAATATTTTACCCAAAGTAAAACCACCAGAGATGGATAATGAGGATCAAGAAGAAGGTATTAATAAACTTATTAATGGTGGTGATGAAGAAAATCCAATAATAAAACCTTCAATTTTTGAAAATGAAAAGTTAAATGATGAATCCGAAGAGGTAAAAATACCGAGCAGAATTTCATCCAGGTTTATACACATGGATGACCCTAAATATGAGCCGCTCACACATCATAAGATTAGTGTTGTGAAATTGATAGAATTGACAAATGAATGTGACGATCCTGAATTCAAAAAATGGGTTGCTCAACGTAACATTTCTTCATCGATCAAAAAGTACACAAACTCCCTTTAATAGGAGATAATATTTTTATTAAAGAAATTAAGAATAATACGTATTAAACCCTTTTTATTATACAACAACACACACTATGGATTCCGACGCAAAAAGCGATAACAGCAAACACACTTCCCGAATGGGACCAGTAGTTACAGGCAGTGCATTTAACTCAGCACGAGTAACAACGGCTCTTAATGAACATTGCATGAATAAACATACAACAAAGATTCTTCATGAAATTAAAGCACGTGAGCCAGCACCAGGCGAAGATGCTGATGTTGCAGCTAAGATCATGGGAGGGTTTAGCGATCTTCCTGATGACACACGTAAAAAGGCAGAAGAATATATCGCACTCTACCGCAGCGGTCTTGAAGCACGATGCAAATCCAATGCTAATGAACTAGCTGAACGTAAAGCTGAACTCGGCCGTATTAATGAGGGACTGGAAGCTTATGGTAAAACACCACGTGACGATGATAACGAGGACGTAGCTAGGGAGCGTAGGGAATTTCTTGTTAGGCATCCTCGTGTTATGGAACGAATTGATACACTAACAAAATACGCTGAAGCTCGACAAGAAGAACTTGCTAAGTTTCTTGCGCAAAGTGAATTTGAGCAGGCAAGACTCGCAGCGGAATCATATCAATTCAGGTTCCGTAAATCTGCTTATACAGCTATGACTTCAATTTGCGAAGAGTTAATTCATGATTTGTGCCTTCACGCGATTCGTAATACATTAAACCACGAACGCAATACATTTACTGATGAACTTATTATTAAGGATATTCACAAATCAAAGTTCTATACTCTTTTCCGTAACTTTTCATCATGGACAGAATTCT